GCTAAACCCCAACTGAAATCTCCCACAATGAGCTCTCTTTCTTCTTACTTGCGCACGATGACCATCGTTAGCCCGGTATTAGAGGAATTCGCCCGCTCATTGCCTAAGGTCGGAACCGGCGTCACTCTTGGATGTATCCTCATCGAGACGTGGCACTTCGGTATGCCGCACACCTCAGGTTTGCATTTAGCAATGGAGTTACTAGCAAGACGTTACGGATGGAATGGCATGATCCCTAGGATCGTGCTTCACGCCATCTATAACTTCATAGCAGTGGTTCGCAAGACGTATGAAATTACCCCTGTGAGCCCTGATGTTAGTACACTGCAGCGCGTCATGAACAGCGCGATATTCTCGTGGGAGAGTATCAAAGGCTCGAATGACCTAGCTGTCACGAAGAGCAACGTCCCAGGTGTCTGGCATCTGGACGAGTTCAGCAAAATCACCTACGGCGGTTCCTCATGGATGAGGAAAATCGCCGTGGCCTTGGTAGCCGCGTATGGTCTGTGGAAGATCATCAGGTTGATCAAGGATCCCTTGGGGCCACTCAATGTAGCCAAGAGCAGGTACCTGAACTTCCTGAGGACGCGAACGAGTCAGTTCCCCCAGGCAGCCAACCCATTGCGCTCCATATTCGACTCGACGCCGGTGATTCCGTTCAAACCGGCTGAGAATCACACGCACCCCAACGCTGCCGCTTCCAGGAATGGAGCGGCGGCCACTATCGCCCACCTCGCCCGAAGCTTCGGACGTCCCCTCGTCATGTTCCAGGGGTCTCTGGCAGACGAGAGGAACGGGCGGGAGTTCTCTAACACGATCATGAGCGCTAAAGAGCTCTCGATGCCCACCGTGAAATTCGAGCCCCACCCTGATGCCTTAATAGGAATGGTGGACGCCGACATGGAGGCCGACATGAATCGTATGTTAACACAACATGTGCATCCATATTGCATATACACATTCCAACCTAGCGTCGTCGCTCGTGACCAGGGTGAGTATTCCTTCACCTTCGACGCTAACAACACAGTCACTTACCGCGTCAGCGGCGGCGGCGTGTACACCCACAAAGTTTGGGCGTACAATTACGACACCATAGTGGCCACTAGCCCGGATTTCTTCGGGTTCAAACACGCCATCTACTCAGTCAACAGGAAACGAGTAGATGACGACCATCAACTCATATTACTAGTGCCAATTTGCCGCATTAATTCGCCCATCTTTGATCTATCAGAGTGGATGGCTACAACCGGGAACCGAATGCGGACCTTGGTAGTAAGCCATGGCAAGTCACTAGTCCTGGATGTCTCTACAACCAGGGGGTTGAAACGCTCGATTGGAGAAGTCAACAAGTACAATGAAGCCACCGTTGATGCAGGAGTAGATGATTCACTCTCAGCTATCACGGAACTCAGCAAACTTGATTTGAACGTCGCCCAAGTGAAGAGCGTAACACAAAACACTAGCTATGCGCACGCAACGGCGTTAGCTAAACATCACAGGAAGAATCCAGGAGGAGACATAGACGTGGTCTACCCGGCGGATAAATCCGTGATAACCTACCACTATTATGCCGAGATGTATGATTGGGACGCCAAAGGAAGCGTGCACGCTTTCATGAACCCCTTAATCCTCGGCTGTCATGCCCCAGCCAAGAGCTTGGGAAATGACACAGCCTCGGCGAACGAGCGAGTGACGAAATTGGCGGCGGAAGTAAAGCCTATATCACCAATAGTCTCGCGCCTGATGGCTGAATTCATCGACCAGTTGATCCCACACAAACACCAAGGAATTCCAACGACCCTGGATTATGTGCGGGAGAAACAACATCGGCGCACTCAGCAGCTAATCCTTGACAGTGCCATGAACAAAACTGAAGTGGCTGCGGACAAACCGCTATCCTCGTTCATGAAACTGGAGAGTTATGATGAAGCTAAGGCTCCGCGCATGATAACAACGTACCCGGGAGTCACTAAAATGAACTACTCGAAGTACATCTATGCTTTTTCAGCACATCTCAGAACTACGGAATGGTATGCGTTTGGCAAAACGCCTCGGCAAATAGCCGCGCGCGTGAGCCAAATCCTCGAGAACGCATCCAATGCTGTTATGACAGACCTATCGCGATTTGATGGTCGGTTGAGCAACGTGTTACGAGAGCTTGAAAGGCAAACATTAATGGCATATTTTCACCCTACGGCCCATGGCGAACTGCTCGAGCTCATTAGTGCCCAGCGAGGCAAAGTGGCTTATACGAGCTTCGGACATCGGTACGACCAGGGTGAAGCCAGAGGCTCCGGTTCACCTGAAACCGCAGACCTCAACTCCGTCGACAATGCGTTTATGGCGTTTATGGAGTTACGCACACAGCGCCCCGACGGATCTCAACTAAACGCGAGGCAGGCTTATGCAGGCCTTGGCATCTATGGCGGAGACGATGGGATCACGCCCAACGCTGATGCCAAGTCTTACACCAAAGTTTGCTCAGGCGTAGGCCAAGTGCTAGAAGCCATAACCATAGCGAGAGGTGACAATGGAGTAAATTTTCTGAGCAGGGTGTATAGTGACCGCGTTTGGTACGGCGGCCTAGACTCCATGTGTGACGTCAAACGTCAGTTACTGAAGATCCACGCCTCCCCAAACATGAATTCAAATGTCACACCCTTGATGAAACTCCAACGCAAATGCGAAGGTTACATCGCGTGCGACAAAAACACACCCATCATTGGCCCGCTCGCAACCGCGGTGCTCAAACGCCATCCGCGCACCAGCCAATTGGATCAGTCCATCGATATGGAACTAGCGAAAGTGACATCGTGGTACAGTAGATTCGAGGCAAGTGAGCAATACCCCAATGACAACGGCGATAACCGGAT